TTAGAAGTAAATATTTCAAAATATTTATGATTGCCAGAATAACAAATTAAAATATAAAATTTCATTTTTCATTATTCTTTAAAAGTTCATTATTCATTTGCATAAAAATTTGCAGATATTTGTTTTTATCTTTTGCAGAACTGGTTAGTATCTCATTTCTTTTTTGCTCATACAATTTATAAGCATCCTCATAAGTTTCAAACTCAACGCAGCTATCTTTATTTTTAATTGAATCAAAAACCTTGTAAGTTTTTTTGCTCACCTCAATCTTTTCAATTACTTTTTCTGCGATAGTTTGAACTTGAGATTTTTTTTCAGAAAGTTCTGTGGGTTTTTGCACAGGCATTTCTAGTTTTGATTTTGGATTTTTTGCTGGGTCTTGAACAATCATGTTCATTGGATTTTTTGGCTTATCTTTTGGTGGATAATCTGCTGCCTCTTCAGTCGAGATCATACCGCCTAAAGCATCAGGAAAAGCATCTCTTAAAGCAAAACCCCTGGCACGCATTTGTAACATTCTCTCAGGGTAAGTTTTCCAAACAGGCGATCTACTTGTTAAGCCAGCCCTTACAGCTTGCTCAATAGTAAATACTTTTACTGTTGGAGTTTGGCCTTTGCGTTTAACTGTACACGTTGCTTTCCTATCATTACCCTCCTCCACAATATCTTCAAAGTCTGGGTGACTTTTACATATAGCCAGCAAAGCATCTCCATACATACTAGGCTTGCCATTTATAACTGATATGCTTTGTAGACTTTGCATGGGCAACAAACCTACTTCTTTTCCCATTTGCATTGCAACCAGGATATCAGCTGGCTTTCCTCTGAAATTTTGTGGAACAAGCTGAGTGTTACAAATTTTTTCTGCAAAGATCATTGCAGACTCCAAGTTGTTAGGATCGACTAAACTATTACTCATTTGCTACCTCCAACCTTATGAGATTTATTATTTTCTTCGATTTGATATTTGATATGAGTTATAACGTGAGCCGTTACAAAGTCTATAAACTCTTCTAAATCGGATGCGTTACCAGTTTTAGCAAACTGCCTTGCTGATGCCAATGCTAATTTTTTAAGTTGTTGCTCTTCCAATTGTGATGTATTCGTCATTTTTATTACCTTTGAATATTTTTTGATTGCCCCAAAGTGGTCAAATTATTAATTGTCTAATTGCCTGATTCTTAAACTCTTTGCCCTCTCAATCTTTGCCTCAACTGCTGGCATCAAAACTGAAGGCTTTGCTTTTATATGACGAAAACCCCAACCGATCTCATACTTACCACATACTGCACGTTCTGAATTATCCATTGCTTTCATTACTTCAAATTCAGATTCTTTAATGACTTCTTTTAATCGTCCTATTTCTTGTTTGGATTGGTATATTAAAAATACTTTGTCACTAATGTCAACTAGGTTTGATAAATCAACTTCATTTTTGGTTGATTGACTGTCACTTGTTTTTGCCAAATCATCAATGTTTACAGGCTCATACCATTCTTTTTCACCTGTCAATTTATATTTACTAATTCGACGATCCCAATCGAGTGCTGATTGTTCTATCAAGTCTTGAAACTCAATGTGAGGTTTGAATAAAAACACTCTTAAACAATTGCCTCGAAACATGACGCACAAAGCACCCCACTTCGCATTAGTACACATCATTTGTGCTTGTAATTGGATTACACCTAACTCCAATGGCGGAGATTCAAAGGGAAATTTTTCTGTGTTTTTGGCCTCTAGTACACCCAGACCATCTAGTTTGATTTCATCACCATCCATAACGTAAATACCAGAATCTTCATCATGTTCAACAATCAAACCTTTACCTTCTGCACTTCCATCTAAACTCACTTTCATTGGAATATCAGAGTGGGTAAATGCTTTTTCATGCGACAAATCAAGGTTTTCTATTCCAATTTTGAGGCACGATTCTTTGAGAATAAAATTCTCAAGTTGGTTGCCGAAGTACATCATTTCTTCAGATCGTTTGTTATGGCTTTGAGGCATCTCTTTTTTATTATCAATAAAATAAAATGCACGATCTAAACTTTCACTTGGAGTTGTAAACTTGTGAGGTTTAGATAATCCTCTAGCAGCTAATTCAGCTAATACAAATACAGCAGCTTTACTACCTGTGAAATCAGAATCATTAGTATGTCTGGCCATTACGCACCCCCAGCCAGCATGATTAAAATGCAGTAAATCATCACAACTGAGCAAGCATAAAAAATGCTGATTAAGAACTGATTTTCTTTTTGAGGCTTATTTAGTTCAAAGTAGTTAATTCGTCTAAGTGAATGGTTTTTGGGGCTACTAGGTTTAGTATTGTACAGCTGGGTTTTTAGAATACATATTATCCGACGTTGTAAATCCAGTTTGGGTAATGCAATCATATCAAACTCCCTTTCTAGGCGGTTAAAAAGCTGGTTGAAAACTTCAAATGGTAGACGTTTAAGTTGTGGCAGATGTTGTAAAAAATCATATATTTAATTGCTGGTTATCAGCCCTGTAAATTTGGCTCATTTTCCTGGCACGTTTCCAGTTGAGCCGATCTTTAAAACTTAATTTTAAATCCTCTAAAATAAACTTGGATCGCACAATAAACTCAACTTTCTTATGTTTATCAGGCCGTTTTAAATCATTATATTCTTTACTCAATGCAAATAATTCTTTAGATGTAACTTCCAAATTTTTAGCAGCCCACGCAATTTCATGAGGGCTTAAAATAGTTACGTCAAATCTAGTAAAAATTGACATACCAGACATCACGATTTCATACCCAGCAACCCGTGAGTTTCTATACTCTGAATCTCTGGATTGACATATTCCCCTAAACTTTTTCTTGTCAAAAATATCTTCCATTTTATTTTTGCTCCATAGATTTCTTAATGTTGGCAACCATGCTGGCTTGCCACTTTTTTGCTTTAGCCTTATAAGGATGGTTAGTGTCTTTTGTCGATTCTTCTTTTTGCCATTCCCTGGGTGTCAGTTGCCCACGATCTGTTAATGCCTTTGCAATATCTCTTAATGAAGTTTTGCCCTCAGTTCCAAGCACTTTAATTACATCATCAATGTTTTGAGAATTTTGATCCAAATATAATTTTGCAGAATCAGTTCTAACTTTTGCTGCTGCCCTTGCACCAGGTTTCACATTACCAGCACCAAGTCTTGTAATCTTTCTGCCAGCTATACCTTTTTCTGGGACACCTTTGGTTATATAGTGGCCTTTTTTATCAATCCTTCTGTTAATCTGTGAGAGTGATTGCTTGGTTCTGTCTTGTACCTGAGATCGCTCTAATTCGGCCATTGTAGCCATCATTTGCAACATGGCTTTACCCATAGGGGATTTTGAATCTAGCCCTGGCACTTCAGCGATAGAGAACTCTATACCAGAATCTAATATGCCTGAGATAAAACTAACTGATCTTGATAATCTATCCATTTTAGCAACTACTAGTTTGCAGTTATTCTCTGCACAATAATCAAAAGCAGCTTTTAGTTGCGGTCTTTTCTTTGTTCCCTTAGAACCACTTTCTTGCTCAATAAACAGTTTAATGTTATCGACACACTTTGGATGTTCTTTGGCAACATAGTTATCAATTATTTCTTTTTGAGCATCCATACCAAGCCCCTTAAGGCCTTGTTTGTTGGTAGATACTCGCATATATCCAGCAATACAAGCTGGTCGTGCAACTCCCTTCTTTTTAATTGTTGTCATTTCTATCTCCATTTAAAAATGATTTAATTAAAGCATAGTAGATATCTGTACAAAGTGCAAATATTTTTTTGACTTGGTAATTGTTTGTCTGTACACTCTCAAGAAGATATCGTTTTAGGATTTATTTTGCTTAAACCTTTTTTAGTGCGACTTGAAAAAAACAATATGGAAAAACTTGATCTGGCTGCTGTCAGATTAAAGGTTAGTCGTGCAAAAATAATAAATTATCTGGTGCAAAATAAATTACCTGAAGTTCTCTCACAACCTCACCAAATGGAAACGACTGAGGAGCGACTCTCAAGGATGCTTGGTGATGGACGGATCGGGAAAACGCAACAAAGGGGCTAGAGGCGAGCGTGAGGCTGCTGCCCTACTTTCAGATGAACTAGGTTTCATAGTCAAACGTAACATTGACCAGACTCGTGAGGGCGGTTCTGACATCACAATTGGTAGGTGGCAATTAGAAGTAAAACGCCAGGAAAAAATCAGTATCGACAAATGGTTCAAACAAGCTACTGATGCTTGTAAATCCAACCAAACCCCAGCAGTTATGTTTAGACGATCCAATCAGGATTGGAAGGTTTGTATAAACCTAAAAGATTTTTGCTACTTGGTGCGAGAAACATTTGATGATTAAGTTTACAGCTGGCCTTATTGCTGCCCTTCTCTCTTTTTTTCTGTTGCTCGATCATCACAAGCAACTGCAATTTAAGATATTTAGCGAGGGTTATCAGAAGGGATACGATGATGCCTACAATGTTGCAAAAGCACATTACGAATTGAGCAACAAGGAACTGGCCTCAGAATGTATGTTTTTCGACTATGATGGAATCAAGTGAAATGCGACTGATTGCAGCGGTCATTAATCAGGCTATAACTGATGCCTGTTTAAAGCCCATTAAAACTAAAACTGGGTACAAACCAAGGCTGGATACTGTGTGTGCGTTGGAGGATATTCTGATGGGTAATCTGGACAGTTATTTAGCTTGTTCAAACATTGATCCAACTCGCTATAAAACTTTTCTTATCAGGTATATGTTTTCAAACATAGCACCCAAGACCAAACTAGATTACAACTTAGAACGCAGAAAAAACTTTAGATACAACTTTGGATTTACTGTGAGTAAACTTAAAAAATCTAATGTACAAATATCAACAAGTGTATTTGATGTCTATAAAATTTATAAAAAAGAGATTAAAAGTT